TCTTTGGTACGGCAATAACATCAAAAGGCGTCTCAACATCAGGAGCGGCAAATTCTGGGCCTACGCCTTTGCCTTCTGCCATCTTTACATAAATTGATCTGAAATTTCGGTAATTATCCCTTTGAGCATTATACAACCCTGTTGATCTCTGGATAAAATCCTGCCTCTGAGCCACCGACAACCGGCCTTCCCCCTTAAATACTTTATTCCACGTTGCCCTTAATCGTTCGGGTATATTTCCAGCGTTTTCTGCGGTGGCGTATTCAGTTTCCCTAACAGCGGAACCAGGATCAAGAACCTTCATAAAGCTAAAGACTAAAGCTATATCACCGGCTGGGGAGGGGTCTTTGGCAGCCGATAGTATTCGTGAATAGGAATTTCTTACTTTCACATACTCCTTTGATCCATCAATAAATTCTTTTCTGAACGTATTTTCTACTTTTACCTTACCAGACTCCGTTAGCTGTGGAATCCCGCCTGGGCCTTGCTTGTAATCTTTATTAGGGTCTAATTGATCCGAATGATATTGGCCCAGCCACTCTTGTTGCTTGTCTGTTTCCCATGCCATAAACCCCGGAGGAAATTGTATCCCAGCTTTGGTCACTGGTTCTTTTGTCTCACCAGATACACCTACGCCGCTATAAGTATCATCTATCTCGCCTCGCGGGTCTGGTGTTATTTGTGGGGTTGTAGCCGCGACTCCGCCAACCGTTGGTGGTTGTAATGTTTTTAAATATTTATTCCAATCTGCCCTTTTAGCTGCCTCCTGCTTCTTGAGTGTTAAATTAACATCGTGCATAGCTTGGGCGCGTTTATTTGTCTCCATCATTGACTTCAGCTTAATGGCGTTCATCATCTGGTTACGATAATCCTGATTGCCCGACATTAAGCCTTTACCCAGACCAGCCCATGCACCGGCACGGGTTCTGCCCGCATAACCCGGATCGAGTGACGGCGCTCCAGCCGCGCTCATTTGCGCCCCGAAATTAAGCAGATTGGAAAACAGGTTCTGTTGCTGCATTGCCTGTCGATAGCGCGGGTCTGCGAGTTGCGTAAAGTAGGCGTTCATGGGGTTTTGCTCTGTGGCTTTTCCTCCTTGTCCAATATTATACGTCGTGCCTGTGTCTGGATTTTTCCATTGATTACTCGGCATTGTCCATCTAGGATTACCACCACCAAACAAATTATTATACCAAGCCATGATCTATCCCCTATCCGAATGCGCCGAATGAACCGAACGGCCCCATGCCGCCGAACAGTGATCCGCCTATGCCCGCAAGCTGCGCGATATTCCCCAGAACATTACTCGACGTATCCCCATAGATCGGGGTTGAAGTCGTCTGCGCTCCGCCATACTGGCCTCCGGCGACGAGCGCCATATAGTCGGCGAGGGCTTTCTTCTCTGCGGTTTGCTCCAGGTTAAACCTGTTAATATCCTCCTGTAATTGTGACGCCGCCTGGCCTTCTCTTGCTGCCCCTACGGAGAGCAATTGTCCGGGGTCGACGTAATCCTGTGCCGCCATTCCGGGGGCCGCTGAAGCTGCCGCCATCTGTCTGGCTCTTTCGGCATCATACCCCTGTCTCTGCATACCGTAGTCACCAAAGGCCATCTGCGTGGATACGTCGCCCAACTGGTCGGCGAGGTTCTCCTGCGCTCTATCTATGGCCTCGGCCTGTAGTCCGCTTCCATATCTTCCACGGCTTGAGAACGCCGCATCAATTCCAGGCTCGACGACACTTTCATAATTTCTCGTAATTCCCCTTGATGCCGCGTCTATAGCACTTTGCAGATAGGGATTGTCCTGACTTAAAAACGGGTTCTGAGCCAATAAGTCACCGCTCGCCGCGCTTCTCACGGCTTCCTGTGCTGTCGACACAAGGGGAGAACCGGCCCTCGCCCTACTCTCGATTGAACCCAAAGCCTCCGTTGTAAGAGGGTCGAACGGCACCACGGTAGACCCCGGAAAGAATGTTTCAGGCTTTTCCAGAACATCAGTTTGCGCCCTTTGGAACCCCGTCTCAAGGAATGGCTGTTGTCCACTCCACGGATCATTCGTCTGTGTAACTACCTGAGTGCCTGTCTGTTGTGGTCTTGAGCTTTTCATTTTAACATCTTTCTCATTATCAATTCGTTTCCATCGTGTCCCGTTACCTTATATTTAAGGATTTTCTCCCAGCCCTTTCGCCCCACTAACTCGATAGCGAAACAGCCCTTGGATTCTGCCCATTCCTCGATTGTCTTAATATGCTTGATCCAGCGTTTTAAATTATCGCCAGAACACATGAGGATAGAACACAGAAGCCCGTCGGGTTCGTAGTGTATAGTCTCGGTTATACAACAGGCTCTGATCTGTTCGTCCCATGCTATCCAGAGTTGATAGCGTCGTTTCTTTAATCCTTTTAAAACGTCCTTCGCGGTCTTGTCTGACCCCTTATCCACAACCCTCTGGATAAAAGGCTCCACACTGGGCCAAACGTCGTCTATCTCCGACCCCTTAACTCCCCAGAGTTGCGTCAAAAACTAGAACCAGTCCTCTTCGCCAGAAAAAATATCGTCGAACTGACCTGTATCCAGACCCTCGTAATCAGCACCGCCGTAGTAAATATCACCGTAGTCCACGCCGGGTGCGCCAAAGCCTTTACTTGTAATAGAAGCGGCTCCAGTGGGGTCGACTCTGTAAGTCGCATCCACCAAGCCTTCAGGAGTGTGAACGGTTATACCACGTCCTCCCGGTGTTCTACCGCCACCTAATTGAGCCATGTCTATCTTTTGATTGGGTATATAATAACCGCCGCCGGGGACGTCAGCACCCAGCCAAGCCGTCTTGGGGCCGAAAGAAATATCGCTAACATTTCGGCCTTCCTGTTGATACGGTGTCGGCCCACTATCTGGGAGTAGCCTTGATAATAATGAGAACAAACCCCCGCCCGGAATGGCGGCACTTGCTAACAAAGGCCCGAACGTACTAGCGGCGGCACCTATCCCTGACCCGGTAGCGGGAACGTCACTTATATCCGTAAAGTGCCGGTACGGGGCGGTAACCCCGCTCATAAGCCGCCGCCCTAAATTACTAAAAAACCCTGTCTGTCGGTTAGGATCATGTGGGGCGTAACCCATAGGTATTGTGCTATGATACTGCGGCCCCATTTCCGATTCTATATCCATTACCTGATCAGTATCGGGGTTTGTCCAGTATCCTGGGCCTTCCCGACCTAGCAATCGTGGCGCTTCTGGAGGTAATGGGAAAGTAGACGTTTGCTCACCTGATACCTCTGGATAAATCTGCGTTTCGGCCTTCCCAAGTAAACCGTGTGATGGGTGCATACCAGTTCCACCAAGCATATCTTGTGTGCTGTCTTGGTATCTCATAAAGGGGGCGGAGGGAAATCGGGGAAAGCGGGTTTGTTGTAACGGCGGTAATGGTCTTTCTGGAGGTTGTGGTAGGATTTCATTTATCGCAGCGGCGTTTGTCGTGGTTGGACTCCAGTGGAGGGCTGCAACATCCGAGGATGTAGAAGGGCGGGGCGAGAACTCCGAGGCTACCAAGTCCTTTAAAGATGGTGATATTGATGCTGATTGGGATGGCGGGGAAACATTCGTAAAAGCGCCTTCTTGCCAGAGTGGAGCAGACCACGGATTGTAATGGTCGTAAAAGTCGGTGGTAAATTCGGCGAAAGGTTGAAATAAGCGATCACGCTTCATATGTTCAAGCGACCAACCAGGAAGGCGAGGGCCATATATCTCTCTCAACTCATCGTCTGAAAGCAGTTTTCTAGGTTTGCCGCTCAAGCTGCTGCTGAGGCCATAAGGTGCGAATTTAGCCATGAAACGTTATCCTAAATATCTTATCCGTGTTGGAATTATTCGTGTGAGTAATTGTCACTTCACCGTTCTTTCTGCTTGCTTCCGAAACGTACATGGACGCCACTATCGCAGCGGCGTTTGCCGTGGTTGGACTCCAGTGGAGGGCTGTCTCCAGTCCTATCCTGTCGTCCGTGAATGTCGTGCTTGCCGCGTCCGCTGTTAGAGTCCACAAGGCTGCGTTGTTCAGTTTCCCCTGCATGACCCTTCGTGACCATTCGAGGGCGTCCCTCAGGAATAAACCTGTGTTAGCCGTTGAAGCTGTAATGCCGGGAAATTCACTCATGCCGTCCCGTCAGCGGTTATATCGGCATCTACTCCTTGCGCGTGAGTCCATGTCGAACTGGCAGCTATATTAACTTGCGCCCTTGCATACCTCGATGACGTGGTAAAATGCGCCTGTCCGTCTGCGTCTATACTCGAAGCCGAACCCGTCGTTATAGAAGTCCCCACATCGTCGCGTGTTTTAAGAGCTACGGTAACGTGCGCCGTGTTACTGACATCGACATACGGTCTGATACCGTCTATCAGGACCCTGTCTCCGCCCCCTATCTCCTGTGATTCAATCGTCGCAGCAAGGTTAACCCCTGAGAATGTGGCGTTTTTTTTATCGGTGTCAAACACGGCTAAAACGTCCTTGCCTCCCGTCCAGATCCTCGAATCCAGACTATAGGGAAGGTCTTCTATCTGGCTTTCGACAGCGTCCAGGCCTTCTAAAGTATACCCCTGTGTCAGGTCGGTGAATAACACCTGGGAATTAAACTCTGCCTCGGACCATTCGTTGAGACTCCAGTTATACAGAAGAGCCTTTGTCGCATTGGAAGTCGAACTTGAGGGATAGGTCCACATAACCACCTTATTAATTGGATCGCTCGCGCCCCACACCAGGTGAGGATAGTCCTGTTGGAATCTACTGAAGAACGTCTTGTCTACCTTTTGATCACCTATCGGTATGGAGTCCTGACCGTTAAACTGATAAAAGCCATCATTCGCCAGGTAAAAACATGAGTCTCCTATATTGACGACACTTCTTGAAGCTATCGTTCCCCTAGCCCGCTCCACTTCATAGAATTCCATCACTGCTGGCGGGCCTGAATAGATAACGCGATACACGGCGTTGTCCATAAAGATAACTCCGTCCGTACCGCCTACCGCTCCCGTGATCGCCTGAATCCATCCTCCAGAAGGAAGATCCTGTCTGTCACTTTGCTTGCTCGCTGCGTCTGCGCTGGCGATAGTCGGCCAGTCGGTAGGGTCGTTTATCGCTGACCAATGGACTCTGTTTGGTACCGACCCGTCTGTGGAATCGTAAGTATTGCCCAGCATTATAAAGTCCTTAATCTGGGCGACGTGCCTCGCTCTTGGAGCGTCGGAGTCAAGGTCGGCAAAGACCGTAGAAGTGTCCATAACATAGCTCTGGGTATTCGTAGCATGACCGCAGACCGCTATAATTCTCTCACCGAACTTGGCAAATTGCCATGTGTCATCGTCAGCGACTGAGGGCGTTGTCGAGCCTGTTACGTCATTATATGTCGTACTGGAGAGCTTATAGAGTTTACTCGTATCCCCGGCGAATGAATTAACCGCGCCTGTTGAATCCCTGAACGCAGCCGCGCCCTGGCAAGTATTAGTTATAGCGCCGGTCAATGCCGCCAATGTCCCTAGAGGAGCATAGGAGTGCTTCGTCCTTGGGATGACGTTCTTCGCAACTGTACTAAACTGGCCCCCGGCGTCGAGGGCTGGCTGATCAGGCGCAAACTCGCCGAACGGGATCATAGATAACCGCCCGTGTTAATGTTAAACTGGTTCCCTCTTGCAAGGCTCGCATCGTGCCGCATTCTGACCCGACCCTGGGTCTTTGAATTAAGCCGATTGATTTCCTCGATAATCTCGTCCCTTAGAGGTTTATATATTGCCATTCTGTCCTTGGCCTGTCTTGCCGCTGCCGCCTCGAAACACGAAGCATAAAGGTAGGCATCGGGGTAATTGGTCATCAGCCAGTTAGTAGCATCAGACGTCAGATTATTCGCCTTATAATAGACTGCTTTAGTCGCATAAGCCTGATCTGCGGGTCTCTCGAACTCATACACCGTCGCCCCTACTCTGTAGAGCCGAGGCTGTCCTGAATCCGTTGCACCCCAATAGACCAGATCAGCGTCGGTCGCCGGGGTTAACTGACTCAAGTCAGACGTGTAATGTAATCCAATATCAGACAGGAAGCCCGTAGGCAGAGAGGCGGTGCTTGCC